CGTGATACTAATTGGGTTATCAGCCCACGTTGAACTCCTCATCCAGCATACTCATTTATTGATATGAGTTATCTGTAGAAGTCCGCAACATGTATGTACTATGTATCGCTCTCCGAATAAGGGTAATCCCAACGGAGCGTTTCAGCGAAAAGGCGATCCTGCCTTACAAGTCATGTTAAATGATGAGTATATACCGTCATCCACAATTTTATACGCTAATTAGAGGTAAACATAACCAATGCTGCAAACGCAGTCTTATATAGTTCTATAGATACATAAAATAGTAATTATTATGTGGAATCAAAGTAGATTTTAATCTCATTGCGGTCCATTCAAGACACTTCACGAAGTGCTGAATGAGAGAGAGGACGTTGATAATTGGAAGGAGGACAAATCCAACTAGAGTTGCGTAATCTTCAAGACTGCTTGATTCAATGCAGTCCCGGAAGCATATGTAGCTGCGACTTGATAAGTGAGGGTGGTCCCCCACAACGCAGTATTCCAGACAAATGGTGTTAGGGACGTAAAAGAGCCCGTATAACCTTGGGCGGAACTCACAGATGAGGTTCCACCACCATTGGCGAAGTTATTCCATACAATATCTGTACTTGCCGTCGCAACCTGGCAAACCCTCGAAGTGAGGGAGGAAACAGTCGCTGCATCGTCTGTTGAGGCACAAGAGCCTTCAATCAAATAAGAACCAGCTAAAAGGGTAATAAGACCTGAAGATGCAAAGGTCGCACCAATTCCATTACCTATAACTACGGGAGTCGTCGCGGAGGCGAACAATGCACCATAGACCGTAGTTGCTGCTGCAGTCTCACCAGATAGATTCGAAGTGATCTGCAGATATGACCCAGCGCCGCCAGAGGAACCTCCGGCAGAGCTAAGAACTGGGATGGAAACAATACATTTATACCGTACGCGTAGTTCACCCACGACGGTAGTATTCGCATTCCCATATGTAGAAACAAAAAGGTTCCCACAATCATATGTCTTAATGTCGGTATTAAGCGGCTGAGAGCCAGGCCTAACATACCAACTATCCTGTCTCGCCAATTCACGTGGATTGATGACAAGACCGATGCGATCCATGCACGGCATTCCGTCGACATGAGGTTCTGTATCAAGAACCTGCTGCTTCCCAGAAGGGGGAGCATCTGATGCATCAAAGTCAAAGGAGAGCATAACTTTGCCCGCCTGTCCATTGGTAGCGTATTCGGAAACTTCACGCCGATAATAGAACTCTAAGTATGTGAACTGATACTTTTCATAGAGTGCCGCAATCTTATACCCCCAAGGGAATGTAGTAGATTGACCAATGTTGACTGGATATGATGTAGTAGCGAATGAAACTGAACCGTTCACTTCACCAATATACTCATCTTCCTCAATAATATGAGACTTCCGAACGCGAGAGCTGTTCGAAGAACCGAGTTTAAGTTCACCTTTCCCACTCATAGTGTTAGAAAGATCTCGGGTACGCCGCTGCGCCTTCATAGGTCGCCGCGAACCATCATTTGTTTGAGACTTAATGGCTTGTCTAGTTTTTAAGGACTTGTTTTGTCCGGAAGCTTTGGTGCTTGCCTTTCCCCTTTGAGAATTCATCGGGTCCCGTCTCTCTTGTGTGGATTAAGAAGCCACACCGGCGACTATGCTCAGATAACTAGTTATAAGTGAACCGAGCGGAATTACGAACCTTATAGGATACACCAATTAATGAAGGTGTTCCACAACATGGAGCGGTGATACTGTTAGTTGATCACCACGTTAATCCAAGTTATAATGCGTTCGACCGCTTATCCACCACAATAACCCAACCGTTGTAGTCTGTAGACCATCCGTATGGCAATGATGCTCATACTTGGTACTCTCCTTAACGAGTGTTTGGTTGTTTATAGTTTCTGACCGACCCCTACAACGAATCCGACTATTAGGAAGTTAAACTTTCCATTCCTCGCTCATTAGGCGATAATAGTTAGATCCTTTCAGTAAATGACCTTTGAAAGGGCTTTGTAGGTTTTCCCGTGTATAGTTGCTACACGGAGCTTATTTGCTTTACGAACCGTTATCAAATCTAGGAAGTTAAACTTTCCATTCCACCATTAAATTGGCTAGATGAGATCTGCGTGGATCATGTACTTCTTAAAGGTACCCACGTCACGATGTTCGAACTCGCTTGGGTAGGCTCGTCAAATATGACATAACCTTGAGAGAATGAATTCAAGAGGATTGACTAACAACAAGTTAAGAGGTACTCGATTTGGCAAATGCCATTAACATCGAGTGGAACCTCACCTGAGCATACCAACCGCATCGAAACGCGATTAGCTCTTCTCTTATAGAGTATAACCTCATCATACATGTGAGGGTTCTCAATCTCTAACATTCGTTGACATGATTTACTAGTTCGAAGGACTTTTTTTACAATCCTAAGTAAACCAGAGTAATCAAATTGCATTACATCTGAGTCAACTGCGCCAGTACAGCGCATATACCAATTCGGCGGATGGGTCTCTTCGACTACATCCTCACAATAAGGAAGCTGAGGACAGCCCCTAAGTTGTGCCTGATAAACGATTCTTTTGCGAATATCAGAGCCCCAATTCTCAAGGTCGAGATCGGTGGGCATACCAATTGGTTTGAATGGTGGTTCAGTGAGGTCTTCACGATACCATAAATCACGTAGAGCATATGCGATTTTCCTTTGCTCATTCGTTACAACAACATCACCCGACTTAAAACGTCCAATGTGATAATCGTACTCGCTAACAAACTGCGAGCCCTCGGGTAATTTCATACCAAGACCACCCATTGAGCGTGGAAGGTACCAGTTCAATCTAGTACCATTATCGAGGATGGAGCATTCATTCAATGCGTCCAGGTTGTAGAACTTAAAACGTGAATCAGCGCGAACAGGGTTCAACGCGCCGTGTAAGACACTCTGGTGTAAACAGTGGATAGGCTTAAACCTGCCTTCTTCCACACGAGCAACCTTGCTCTGACCCAACAACATACCCGCATTGAAAAACGGGACATATTCCGCACACTCATTCTTCTTTTTGAAGAATAAAGCACTATTAACAGTGCCAAACTTCTTATGGAAGAAGTTCTTACCAGGAGAAGGGGTCAAACCCGCTTCAGGCAAAAGTGTTAACCAGTCTTGATAAGACTTACGGTTACATCCAAACATAATGTCGTCACCATTGACTAGAACATTAAGTTCATCAAGATTCTTCATTGGCTCAACAGAGATCCAATAAGTAATAAGATTGATGATACAAAGGATGGGAAAAGAAAGAACGGAGCCCATAAGCTGGCCGTTTTGCTGTTCAGCCGGTAAAAGACCGGACTTACGTGGGTACTCCACGACATGTTCATAAAGGACTCTCCTCAAATAGGATATGAGTCGACCGCTGGCATCAATACCACGGTCGGTTGACATCTTTAACAAGATACGCTCAAAAACGCGTTTAGTCAACTCTATCTTTATGTTATCGGTCGCTGCGGAAAAATCACCACTAGCGATACTGTGAGCTGGATCTAGCTTCGACAGAAATTCATCCACGACAAAAACAGTCAATGGAGATCCGATAAGTCTAAAGGCTGGAAGAGCCTTCAGAGACGAATGCATGCAATGTTGCATACCTTTCGAAATTGCATAAGGAAGCGCGTTAGATGCGGTAATATTCCGAATCTTAAGAGGTTCACAGATTGAATAGACCTTAGCCCTACATTTGGACACTTCATCTTCCATAGATAGAAGATGGTCCAGGGGTGCCGTTTCCAATCCGCGTCGTTCAGTAACGCCTTTATATGGACAAAAATCCATTTTTAGCAATTCATCTCTACTAGTGAAGCCTTCTCTCACTAGCCGTCTCTGCAAATGCATAGCGGCGCCACCTTTGGCCATACCGTTTTCAAAACAAGCATTTGTAGAATAGTCGTGTACTTTTGTTACACCTCTGAAGGAGATCTTTTCGACGATCTTTTCAAGTTTCTCGTCAAAGTCGACAAGAAAACCTTCAGAACACTTCTCGCTACCTTTTAACATAGCGGCTCGATGCTTTTCGAGTGACAGTTGAACAAAACTGTCAGGAACCACTGAAGCACAACGCTTGACTTGCGCGATGCTCCAGAAGAGATGCTGATTCCGTGGTTTGTTACCACTGACAATTCGATTTGAAAGAAATCTTCGAATGGAACCAGTAAAGAGGAGTGGAGTGCTCTGACCAAAGACACGAATCCAAGATTCGGGTGCCTTCGGAAGTACTTCCTGTTTTAAACTCCTAGCGTGCATCCATGTGGTAGAATACTTCACCACATCTATAAATTCAAGATATGTCTGAACTGACATTAATGAATGCACGACTGAAGTAATGGTCTTAACATCATGCGAGGCAAAAAACTTGCTATCATGATCGGCTAAAATCTCGATAAACCCTATCGAGATCTGCAATGCACTTGCAAACCATTCCTTCTCCAGATACGGACCACTTATAACCAAATGGTGGGTATCTTTTGCGTAGCACGTGAGCTTCAAGTCGCATACTTCAATTAAACTCTGAAGTTCAGCGATAGACTTACCTATTTTTACCTTAACTGTGCACTGATCATAAGATCCATGTACATCTGAGGGTAGAGGTTCGTCGCTTGACGTGCCAGCCGGGTCAAATGACCCGTCAACGCCTTTTTTCAACAGATACAGGGCTCTCAACAGAGACCCTGACGGATTGTACTCACGTATATATCCGTTTTGTGTTGACTTTTCTATCCCGATCGCGCCTTTAGGCGACGCTCCGGCCCCGGTACTTAACGTACTGGTTTCTG